CAAAATCTCCTAAAAATGATCGATAAGACCAGGAACAGAATACATAGGCATTGGCCGTACGCAATTAATATTGAAAAAAGCATCAAACAAAAACTGCTGGCCATTAGCAGCAGCACCAACTGCAGTAATACGATCTACCGGTGGAGTATCCTTAATAAAAGTATCGTTAAGAGTAGGTAAAGAAGTAAAACGCTGGGCAAGATGCCAAGCATCAATGGTAGATGCAGCTGTAGAACGCATAAGACCAGTAATAAGAGTAGGGAAATAACGATATTCTGCCCAACGCTCTTGATAACCAAAAACAGCATCATCTGTAGCATTACCAGTAAAATAAATCTCTTTGTTAAGAACAGCCTGTTCGCCTAAAGCGGCGAAAACAGGAAAATAAAAGTCATATCGAGTACGACGAGACCAAAGCTTACGCAGACCTTGCTGATAATTCAAATCAGCACGGATAGAAACTAGTCCAATAATATAACCATGTTCAGTAAATGATTGAGTAAAACCATGACCATGCACAAGGTGCTGGTGCAGATGTTTCTGTTTGGTCTGATACTGACAATCAGTTGCGTTATTTATATGACTTTACTGGTGGTGCTGCTAATAATATTCAATTGCGTGGCACTACTGTTAGCGTTCCTCAAACGGCTCTTTATGCCGATTTATCTGAAGCTACTGCTTCTACTATTAATCAGCTTCGTCAATCTTTTCAAATTCAAAAGTTGTTTGAGCGCGACGCGCGTGGTGGTACTCGTTACACCGAACTCATTCGTGCTCATTTTGGAGTAGCTTCTCCAGATGCACGTTTACAACGCCCTGAATATTTGGGCGGTGGTACTACTAATATTAATATTTCACCTATTGCTCAAAATAGTGCTACTGGTTTATCTGGTTCTACTACTCCTATAGGTAATTTGGCTGCTTTCGGCACTTTTTTAGGTAGAGAACATGGATTTACACAATCTTTCGTCGAGCACGGTTATGTTATTGGTCTTGTCTCTGTTCGTGCTGACCTTACTTATCAGCAGGGTCTTAGAAGACACTGGTCCCGTAGTACTCGTTACGATTACTACTTTCCTGCTTTCGCTACTCTTGGTGAGCAGTCAATTTTGAATAAGGAAATTTATGTTACTGGTAATACCACTCAAGATAACCAAGTTTTTGGTTATCAAGAACGATGGGCCGAATATCGTTATAACCCCTCGGAGATTACTGGCCTATTTCGTTCTACTTCTGCGGGTACTATTGATCCGTGGCATTATTCGCAAAAATTCACTTCTTTGCCTACATTGAATAGCACTTTTATTCAAGATACGCCACCCCTATCTAGGAATCTTGCTATAGGGGCTTCTGCTAATGGACAGCAGCTTCTGCTTGATGCTTTCTTTAATACTACTGCTGCTCGTCCAATGCCACTGTACTCTGTACCTGGCTTAATTGATCACTTCTAATATGATTGATCCTGCTACTGCTACACTTCTTGTTGGTGGCCTTGGTTATCTTGCTCAGCAAGATACTAATGCTGCCAATGTTGGGGCATCACAACAACAGATGGATTTTCAAGAAAGAATGTCTAATACCGCTTATCAAAGACAAGTTAAGGATATGGAGGCCGCTGGCCTTAATCCTATGCTTGCTTATGTAAAAGGCGGTGGTGCTTCTTCTCCATCTGGTTCTATGGCAACCTATCAGAACCCAGTTTCTGCAGGTGCCCAGGCTGCAACGTCTGCTCAAATACCTTCTACTATTCGTAATATTCAACAACAGACTAAACAAACGTCTGCACAAACTGATTATTTAGAAGGTCCTCAAACTGAATTAACTAGGTCTCAGATTAATCAAGTTGATTCTGCTGTTACCAAACTTAAACAAGAGATTGATAATATGCCTAAAGGCCTTACTATGGGCCGTTCAGTATCTGAATGGAATACTGAGGCTATTCGTTTTGCTGTTGAAAAAGTTAAGGATGAATCTAAATTGCTTGGCAGTCGTGATCAATCTGAACAAGTTTTACAAAATCAAATGCGTGCTTATATTGCTAAGGTTAATAATGAAACTGCATTAGGTCAACTTGATCTTAAAGCAGCTCAAGAAATGCTTAATGCTGGTCGTCTTGGTAAAGAGTTAGAGCCTTTTGCTAGGATGTTTTTTAATATTATGCGAACCATGCGTTAGTATGGCTAGATTTTTTTTAAAGGAATTGAAAATGAAAACTGTTTTTTGCCGTTCTCCATATAATTACGATATGGACTTAGCCAGTACTAAAGCTGGTTTATCTTGTGATGATGAATCACTAACTCAGCAACAATTTAAAGAGGATTCCGATATTAATACTATCGTTAATCGTTTTATGAAATCTGGTGTGTTGCCTTCTCCTGTAAATATGCCTCAATATATGGATTATGAAGGCGTATTTGACTATCAATCTGCTATGAATGCTGTTCGATCTGCTGACGAACAATTCATGCGTATGGACGCTAAAGTCCGTTCACGCTTCAATAACAGCCCCCAAGAGTTCCTTGCGTTTTTTGCAGACCCTGCAAATACCGAAGAGGCGATTCGCTTGGGATTGGCTGTTCCGCAAGCCGTTGCTGAATCGAAAGATTCAGCTGCGGAACCGACGTCAAAGTCGGAAACCTAGTACAGTTCATTACTTGATGTAACTGTACTTATTGACACCAACTTCTAGGGAGAATGAAATGAAACCTTTGTATCGATCTACTGTAAATAAAAACAGTTCTGCTAAACAATTTAAGTCTAATGTTGGGAAAACCAAACTGACAAATATTGTTAATGCTCCTATGCGTGGCGGTATACGTTTCTAACGTGTGCACAGCTTTATGGACTCATCCTACACATGGACCACTTAAATGCGGCCAATGTATAGAATGCAGACTTGCATATTCAAGGGAGTGGGCTATCAGAATTACCCACGAGCAAATGATGCACGAGCGATCTTGTATGCTAAACCTCACATATGATGACGACAATTTACCTAGGCATGGTCAACTTGTTAAAGCTGACCTCCAAAAGTTTTTTAAGCGTATGCGTAAGGCCGGTATAAAATTTCGCTATGTGGCGTCTGGTGAATATGGAGACACAACACGTCGTCCCCATTTTCATATAGCATTGTTTGGTGAAGATTTCGATTCTGATCGTATCCGTTTCGGTAGTTCTGGAGGAGACACAACTTATATTTCTAAGACAGTCTCACGACATTGGTATCAGGGAAATCACTTAATTGGAGCTCTTAATTTTGAGTCCGCTGCTTACATTGCTAGGTATATACTCAAGAAAATCAAAGCTTCAGATAAGGTATCACCTTTGCCTTTGTATGTAAACAAAGAGGATGGGGAAATCACATTTCCTAATCCTGAGTTCTTAATAATGTCCAAGGGCATTAGTAAGGGGTGGTTTAACGACTATTTTATGTCGGATGTTTTTCCGACTGCTAGTGTCGTTACAGCACAGGGTTCTAGGGCACCAGTCCCTAGGTATTATAAAAATCTTTTAAAGGAGTTGGGTCATGATTTGAGTTTGCAAATGCAATTTCGTTCTTCGGTGCGAGCCGAAATGGAAGTTGAACGGAATATGTTCGAAAATCTTCCTGTTCGAAAGATAGCCAGGCATCATGTCAGTCTATCTAGAGTTAATCAATCAAAACGTACTATTTAAAGGTCAAAAATGCTTCAATATATTGTTTCTGTTAAAGATAGGGCTTCTGAGGTTTTCAACCGTCCCTTTTTTGTTCCACATCGTAATGTTGCTGTTCGTGATTTCTCCGACGAGATTAATCGTGCTTCTGCAGATAATCCGTTAAACAAGCATCCCGATGATTTTGATTTGTATTTGTTAGGGCAGTTCGACGATACCGTCGGTTCCTTCATACGTGAAGGTGCTCCTACAGTTCTCGTCCGTGGTAAGGACGTCGTACAAACTTCTGTTTGACCCTTGCACCCCTTCGGGGGTGCTTTTTTATTTTTAGGAGTAACTATGTTTTCTAATAAATCTGCCAGTGCACATGATTTTGCAATGGTTCCCAGAGCGGATATTCCGCGATCTAAGTTTTCTATGCAGAAAACGCTTAAAACCACATTTGATGCTGGTTTTTTAATACCCATTATGTGTGAGGAGGTACTACCGGGTGATACGTTCAACACTAAAGTTACTATGTTCGGTCGTTTATCTACGCCCATATTCCCAGTTATGGATAACCTCCATTTGGACTCGTTCTTTTTCTTTGTTCCTAATCGTCTGGTGTGGACAAATTGGGTTAAATTTATGGGGCAGCAGGATAATCCTGCCGATTCTATTTCCTACTCTATACCTCAACAAGTTTCCCCAGCTGGGGGTTACGCAGTTGGTTCTTTGCAAGACTATTTTGGCTT